CTTAGATATGCAGAAGAGATGGAAAAAAGCTTCGGTTCTGGCAACGAGGTTGCAAAGCTTGTAAATAAAATTTACGACGACTTCGCAAAAGAAGATGCGCGAACATTGCGCGAAGCGGGTCTTCCAGAGAACATTCAGGAGCTGCTTGATGATGCCGTTGAAAGAAATCGACCTATGATTGAAACCGTCGAAGGCCAAGCAGGAAAGCCAGAACCTTCCCCGTTTGTAACCAAGACCGAAGGTTGGAACAAGCTTGCCGTTAAAAGAATCATGAACAAAGCTGCCAGCGAAGGTTATGACATGGTTGCCTTCTCCAACGGCGACATTCAGTTTGATCGATGGAATAACCAAGGCTTGAAAAAAGAATACGACGATGTTTTGCCGGGAATTATCAAAACGGTTGCTGGCAAAAAACCTGATTTAAAAATTCAAATTGGCGAAGGATCAGAATCTTATCAGGTTCCCGCGCTTCGCCTCGATGACAAGGTTGGCAAGGAGACTGTCAGAGAGAAATCTTTGGCCCCACAAACAATGTTTAGCGCAGGTGCAGGCATCACTGCTTTGGGGACTGCAAGCCTATTATCGACAGAAGAAGCAGAAGCAGGCGGCTTGGGAAGCCTTCCCGCTGCTGCGAACAAGAAAGCTAGGGCCGAAAGCGTCAAGCAAGCAAAAGAACAAGGTTATAATCTAGAAAACGTCATGTACCATGCCAGCAAGCAGGATATCGAAGAGTTTGTGCCGGGCTACTCTGATGGATTGACGTTCTTAACGCCCAACAAAGAATTTGCAAATAACTGGATAGGCAAGGGCAAATTCCAAGAAAGACAGGGCGGAACAGGCTCTGTTGAAGGCGTGAAGGTAGAAAAGAAACGGTTTAGAGAAGAGGCAGACAGGATTCTTAAATCCTTGCCTGAAGATCAGCGCCAGCAATACTACGAAGAAGTTTTACTCCCACAACGACAACGACTTGTTAAAGAGGAAACGGAGGCCGACAGCGCGATATATCCTGTGGTCACAAAGACCAAAAAGCCATTTGCACCAAACAAGGATGTTGATGTTTTAGAAGAACTTTACGGGAAAGAATACCTTGAAGCGCCGTTCGGTAGTGGTTTTTCTACTTTCAGGGACGCGATGAGGGACGGGAATTATCTTTTGTACGAAAATAAAGAGGTGGTAGACTTTTTAAAAAGCAAAGGCTACGACTCTATGTTTTTGAAGGAGAGCGGCGGAAAGGATGCGCCTTTTACCACCTTAGCCGTTTTTGACCCCTCTGACATTCGATCTGTTAACGCAAAGTTCGACCCCAACAAGAAAGGTTCGCCTCAGATATTGGCAAGCGCTCCTTTTGTGTCTGGAGCTGCCGGCTTAGGAGCAGCAGCCATGCTTTCTTCAGAAGAAGCAGAAGCAGGCGGCATGGGCGTAAAATCAAGGAAAGCACCTAAAGAAACCGTCTTCAGGTCCGCGAAACAGAAGGATGAAGTTGGCCTACCCTCCCTCGTCGGCCAGCTAGGGTTGGGCGCTATGAGCGAAATTGGCGGCGCGATCCTTGGCGGGGCAGCGGGAGTTGATGAATACTTGGGTGGTCTCGGAAGGCCGGGCGGCACCGCCGAAGAGATCCGCGCCGTGAGAGAAGACACTGCTCGGCGTATCGGTGGTTTATATGATGCCGGTCCAGAGGCGCAGGCGTTGGGTCAAGATATGATGCGTAGCGTTGGCGAGACAGTCGCGCCTATGGCCGAGTACGCGATGAAGGGTCCGATTATGGACGAACGCGGCTTGAACATGGTTCCCCTGATCGCCCAAAAGCTAGGCATTCCTGTTTATCAGGCGTTGGCACTCATGTTTGGCCAGCTCCCGGAAAGAGATCAGGAAGGTCTTATTAGCGCCTCTGATGCGCTTCTTTAGATAATCACTTCCCTAAGACCGCCGCACTTACGGTATAAGTGAAACTGAACCCCATCGTCTTCAAGCTTGGTGATCCTCGGCTCGATCAGGTCGTAAAAAGAATCTGCCCGGCAAGATCTGGTTTTGACAAAAGCGCCGATCTTGCCGTCATGGTGGTATTCCTCAAGCTCGTAAATGTCATTCATTGATTTCTCTCCATAGCTTAAAGATGTAGTTTGCCTCTGGCCCCGCGTCATGCTCTCGACGCATGGCTTTTTTTACAGCTTTTTTCTGACTATTCAAAGACTTATGTTTCACATGAAACATCACCCGATCTATCGTCTCGAAGTATTTTTCCATTATTTTCAATCTCCGTGAGAATATTTTCAAGCAGAACGACTATCTGTCCGCAAGTTTCCAAAACTTTTTCCGCGTCTTCTTTATCAAGCTCAATTATGATCTTGCTCACTCAGTGTACCTCTCTCCGTGTTTGTTTGCAAATGTTTGCACAAAGGCTTTTTCTATGTTCTAATCCTTCTGCTGACAAAGGAGAAAGAAATGAACAGCCAAGAAAAGAAAGTTTACTACAACCGCGTTCGCAGAACCTGCAAGCTGCACGATATCGAAATCGTTTATGATGGGGTCAGGGAAATGTACCGCGCAGTTGAGCTAATCAAGGACGGGAGCGTGATGTTTGCTGACCGAGCAACCACCCGCACTCCGCTGAATATTAACTGGAAGCGCTTGCACGAAGAGCTTACCGATTACGGGTACGTTGGAGGTGTTAAATGATCAGGCCATTTACGCAGATTAACAAGATCTATGGCTACTGCCGCGTATCGACCAAGGAGCAATCCAAGTCCGGCGTATCGGTTGAGACTCAGCAGTCGCTGATCAGCGAGTTTGTCGAGAACAAATACAACCGCCCCGTCGATGAGTGGTTTATTGACGATGGTGTCAGCGGCACGATAGACATTCTTGAGCGCCCCGCTTCTCGTGACATGACCGATATCATGGACGAGTCCGATATCATTGTCTGCACCCGCCTCGACCGGCTGTCCCGGTCAACTTCTGACCTGTTATCTATGATACCGGTCTTGCAGCAGACCAATATCACGCTGTTCTTTTGCGAACAGTTTGGCGACATGCCGATTGTTTACCCCAAGTTTGAGGATGAGAAGGGTCTTAAATCACGGTTTGACATGTCCGACATGGCTAACAAGATCATGCTGATGGTATTATCAGCGGTCGCCGAGATCGAACACGCCAACATCAAGGACCGGTTTGGCGAAGGTAAAGTCGATTGGGCTTCTCGCGGATTCTTTATTGGTGGATCCGCACCCTTCGGCTACGTCACAGAGCCGGTTAAGATTGGCAACAAAACCCGCAAGCGCTTGGTCGAGCACCCGGAAGAGCAGAAGGTGTTGAAGTCGATCCACCGCCTGCGGTCCCGTGGTTTAAGTGACCACCGGATTGCTAAGCAGATTAACAGCCTGTATCGAGACCAAAATATGTACGCCTCTAAGATTAAGCGTATCCTCAACCGCAAATATCAGGGCTTATCAACGGCTGCATAAAGGATTAAGATGGGCGTTCATTTAGGAGTGGTTATGACTGCTTTACAAGACATTCAATTGGCCATCGCCAAACTCGAAGCTTCTCTCGAGCAAGATTTCATGACTGACGCTGTGCGAGACATCATGACGACCGCTGTTGGTCACTTGCGCGATGCTGAGAGCCAACTGATAGGCGGATAAAATGCAGGAAGGTTGGGGTCGCGGCACTTGGGGCTTAGGCGCTTGGGGAACTCCTCTCTACGTTAATGTTCCTGTCACCGGCCAACAAACCACATCCTCGCTCGGCTCGATGTCCGTTGTCGCTGGCGCAGTGGTCCAACTCACCGGGTTGCAGATTACTTCTGCTGTTGGCGCGCCGTCAGTTGATGCGGAGGCGAATGTAACGCCCACCGGCCAAAGCATATCTAGCGCCGTTGGCAGTTTAGCCGTCAGCGCTAAGGCTAACATCACCCCGACCGGCCAGCAGATAACCTCCGCCACCGGATCAATTCAAATTGTTGCCCGGGCGATTGTCCAGACCGCTGGCGTTCAAACGTCCTCGTCGATTGGCGCTGTCACGGTTGACGCAGAAGCAAAAGTTACCCCAACCGGTCAGCAGATAACGTCTGCCGCCGGGTCTCTTGCGCCCACCGGGAAGGCAAACATAATTCCCACCGGTCAGCAAACAAACTCCGCCTTGGGCAACGCAACAATCGTCGCAGGCTCGGTGGTTTCATTAATCGGCCAATCGGTTACAATTGATCTCGGAAAACCCTTAGTATGGGGTGAAATAGTACCGGGCCAAGATCCCGGTTATAGCGATATTGATACAGATCAGTCAGCAGGATACGCTGCGATTGATACGGCCCAGACCTCTGGATATTCAAATATAGACACATCGCAGAGTCCGAATTACAACCCAATCGATTCCAGCCAAACCGCTGGTTACGATCAAATTGAAGCAGGGCGCGATGCCGCCTGAAGAAGAGGATAGCAAATGGCAACTTACGTTAATGATCTGAGATTAACTGAATTAGCGACAGGGGAAGGCTCCGGTACATGGGGAACGACTACAAATGTCAGCCTAGAGCTAATCGGCGAAGCTTTAGGCTACGCGACTCAGCAGGTATTTGGATCTGACGCAGACGCAACGACCACGATTGCGGATGGCGCTTCCGACCCGGCCCGGGCAATGTATTTCAAGATAACGTCTGCCGGCAGTTTGACCGCGACCAGAACTTGCACGATTGCGCCGAATACCGTTAGCCGCGTGATGTTCATCGAGAATGCAACTACCGGATCACAATCAATTTCAATCTCCCAAGGATCCGGTGCGAACGTTACCATCCTTACCGGCAAGACGGCAGTCGTTTATCTCGATGGCGCAGGCTCAGGCGCAGCGGTTATTGATGCGATGGCGGGCGTTGACCCCGGCGTAACTGATACGCTGACAGAAGTATTGGTTGCAGGTAACACATCAGGCGGCACCAATATAGAACTTAGCACAACAGATAAAGTCCAATTCCGCGACTCAGCCATATACATCAACTCAAGCGCAGACGGACAGCTCGACCTCGTCGCGGATACTGAGATTCAGATTGCTGCTACCACTGTAGACCTTAACGGTAACTTAGATGTATCCGGCACTGTTGTCGCAGGCGGCGTGGTAACAGCCAACGCAGGTGTAGTAGTAGATAACTTTACGCTTGATGGGACTACTCTGGCTTTAAGCTCTGGGGCTATGACAATTAGCGGTGCAGATGACCTGACCTTAGATTTTGAATCTGACATAAACATTGACGCGAATGGTGGAGATATACGCTTCAAAGATGGTGGTACGCACATTGGTAGCCTGTACAACAGTTCTAACAACTTTGCGATTTATTCTGCCGTAAACAATGCTGATTTATTACTGCAAGGTCAAGACGGTGGCTCAACCATCACTGCCTTGACGTTTGATATGAGTGCAGCAGGTGCGGCTACTTTTAATTCTACAATAGCTACTGGAAGTGGTGGAGCTAGTGGAAAAATAGCTATTGCAGGTAACACCGCCACAAGCGAAGCAACGCATATAACATTTACAAATGGGGCGGGTGCTAAAGTATTTGCTGTTGGTGGTGGGCAATCAGGCGTAACTAACAATGGTTTTGTAATTCGCAATGTAACTGACAACACTTTCCCGTTAGTGATAAGCGATGCAGGTGCGGCTACATTTAATAGTTCAATTGACGCAGGAGCGGGATTAAGGTTTTCCACAGACGGCAGCAATAACGGTGTTATAACTACTTTAGGGCAAGACAAAGATTTATATTTCTCAGGCGATGATGGTGGTGCAGGAATTAATGCTCTTGTTTTAGATATGAGTGCGGCAGGTGCGGCTACGTTTAATTCGGGTGTGACAGCTACAAGTTTAAAAACAACAGATTTTATCAACATACAAGTAGATGATGCCCAGCTTTATTTTGCAAATGCCGCGAATAATAGATACAACCTATTTGAGCGTGATGCCTCTAACAACTTTTATCTAAAGCGTTTTGACGGCTCTTCCGTAGTTACTGACCTTACGTTCAACAGCGCAGGTGCGGCTACATTTAATTCTAGTCTTACTGTTGATGGTGTTTTAACAAAGATAGGTGGTGGCACTTCTTCTCAAACTGTCGGACTAGTTGTTGACCACGGCTCAAGCACTGGTTACAACTTAATACAGGCTGAGAATGATAATGGGACTTGGTTTAAGGTTGCGGGTGATGGTGTAGCTACGTTCAATGGCAACCTTGATGTTAATGGTGCTTCAACTTTTAATGAGGGCGGCGCAGATGTTGACTTCCGCGTTGAGAGTGACACTAACACACATGCGTTGTTCGTCGAGGGATCATCAGGCAACGTGGGTCTTGGTGTTGCGAGTCCAGCAGCCACTATACACGCAGATGCTTCTGGCGGCGCTGCAATAAGGGTTTCGCGCATATCTGCCTCTGCCTCTGCCTACGGCCAGCTTGAGCATGACGGAACTAACACCACGTTAACCTCAACAGCGTCTACTATTTTTAACGCAGGCGGTTCAGAAGCCGCTAGGTTTGACAGCAGCCAGAATTTGTTGGTGGGTAAGAGTTCAGATGATTTTGGAACAGTAGGAGCAGCAATAAGTCAAGTAGGCGAAATACAAATAACTCGCGCCTCTGCAACTCCGCTATATGTCCGAAGAAACACTAGTGATGGCGAACTGATAGGCTTATACAAAGACGGCAACACCGTAGGTAACATTGGTACACACTCAGCAAGCACTTACATTGGTCAGGGAGATACCGGGCTTTATTTTAACAATGGCAATAATAGCATTGACCCGTATAACACATCTACTCCCGCACCTCGCGGAGACTCAATTTCACTTGGGGCGGCTTCAAGAAGGTTTGCAGACCTCTACCTATCAGGCGGTGTCTACTTTGATGACGCTGGCGGCAGTGGTACAACTTCCAGTAATTACTTGGACGCGTATGAGGAGGGGGCTTGGACTCCTGTTATAAGAGATACAAATGCAGCTGGAACAATAGTAGCCATCACAGCTGCCGCCTGTACTTACACCAAAATTGGAAGAATTGTAACTCTGGTCGGGAGTTTCACCAGAAACGACGCTGCCACTTTGACAGGTAATTTAGTAATAACGGGATTGCCATTTACAGCCACGGGTGGACAACAAATGGGCGGTAATGCGTGGATAGACAACGCTTCTGGAGACATATTGTGCCAACTTACAGCAGGCAATACCTCTACGATGTTTTTGAAGTCCGTTGACGCGCCAGACTCTTATGTGACAACTGACGATTTGGCAAACAGTAGACACATATATTTCACACGCACTTACCAAGCATCTTAACAACCATACGCCTATCGGACGGTAGGCACAGACAGGAGCAACACAATGGCTTTAGAAAAAGTAATATCAG